ATACTCCATCGTGACGGCAAGAGTGAGAAGATAGAGGTTAAACATCAGTCATGGGAATGGACTTCACATAAGGATATACCATGGAAATCTATTATAGTATGCGCTAAGAAGTCTTATGATAGGCACGAAGATAAGCCATCAGCTTACTTCCTGGTAAATAAGCAACTAACACATTCTATACTTGTGCCGACAACAACACATGAAGATTGGTGGGCAAAGGATATTCATGACAAGAAAAAAGATTGGATACAAACAATGTACATGACTAATCCAAATCAACATCAGTTCATTGAGTTATGAAGCTCTCGGATATCATTATAGCCATATTAATAGTAGGCGCTTGGAATTGCTACCTACTATATAGAATGAAAAAAGAAAAATTAAATGAAAAAGATTAATCAATTAGACCTCTTTTCGGGTATAGGTGGGTTTCACCTAGGGTTTGAACAAGCAGGTTTCAAAGTGAAGTCATACTTCTCAGAGGTAGACCCGCATGCAATAGCAGTATATAAACATAAATTTAAAAATAGTACATATGTCGGATCAGTTACAGATGTTCGGGGAGAAGAGTTACCAAAAATTGACCTTATCACCTTCGGAAGCCCTTGTCAAGATTTCTCTATTGCTGGAAATCGTAAAGGAATGGAAGGAGACAGATCAAGCCTTATCCTTGAAGCAATTCGCCTCATTACAGAGTGTAGACCAAGAGTATTTATCTGGGAAAATGTTAAAGGAACTTTCTCCTCAAACTCTGGCCAAGACTTTGCGGCAATCATCCAAGAGTTTACCAACATTGGGGGCTATAGACTTGAATGGCAATTGCTTAATACAGCGTGGTTTTTACCCCAAAACCGTGAGCGAGTATATCTTGTCGGATATCTTGATGCCCCTAAACGAAATTGGAGAGGAATATTTCCTATCACAGGAGACAATCCACAACATCGTACAATGGAAAGCTCAAGAAAAGCCATTGCAAAATGCCTTACAGCGAGGGGTCAAGCCGACCTTCATAGCGGACTCCAACTTATAAAAGAACCTATTAAAGTAAAGAGTGCAAACTCAAGAGGATATGATGAAGCTTATATTGGTGATAGTATTAATCTTACCGCTATTAATAGTACTACTCGTAGGGGTCGTGTTGGAGAAAAGAAAGCCCAAACACTAGACACCAAGTGTGAACAAGCAGTAATTGAGGTGGAAAGCGAAAGGATAAGAAGGCTACATCCAATTGAAACAGAAAGGCTACAAGGTTTTCCAGATAATCACACACAGTATGGAGAATATGATGGTGTAGTAAAGCTTATGAGTAATTCTCAACGCTACAAGCAATGTGGGAATGCCGTTACAGTAAACGTTGTACAAGCTATAGCAGAAAGATTAAAACCAATATTTAAATTTAAATAAGATGCCAGACTATTATGAAGGAAAGTACAAAAAGATTGAAGCAATGGATGTTGTCTTGGATTTCTCAGAAGATAATTATAACATTGGCACAGCATTAACTTATCTCATGAGAGCGGGGAAGAAACCAAACAACCCGATAACTCAAGATATAGAGAAGGCTATTGTGCATCTCCAAAGAGAATTAAAACACCAAACAACCAACAATGTCTATGAAACAAGTAACGATTTACCAAACAGTCTTCAAGAAGGACGAACCACATTACCTGAACCCGCTACAAGCGATAAGCCGTATACGTTCTGGGAAGAGCCAACAATTAGTTGAGCAAGTAAGAGCAGGAGATAAGTCTAAGAAGACTGACCTTCCTATAGTATTATGGTCGGGTGTATTTACTGAACGTAAGGATGAGTCTCTACATGAACATAGTAGCTTAATAGTACTTGACTTTGACCATTTAGATGTAGCAAAGACAAAACCTATAATAGCACAAGATGACCACGTGTATGCTTGTTGGGTTTCTCCTAGTGGAGATGGTTTAAAAGCGTTAGTAAAGATTAAGTTTCATGAGAGACATAGAGATCAATTCCGTGGCTTAACTACTTACTTTCAGAAGCAGTACAACCTAGATGTTGATCCTTCTGGTATCAATGAGTCACGTGCTTGTTTTGAGTCTTATGATCCTGAACTAGTTCTTAACGAGAACTCTAAGGTATTTACTGCTTTCATTACAGAACGTGCATCAGAAGCTCCACAAGAGGTTAAGCAAACCCTAGAGACCGACTACAACAAGGTAGCCATCTTAGCAAACATGATACGCAACGCTGAAGAAGGCGATAAGCATGCTACACTTTTAAAGGCAGCACGACTTGCGGGTGGGTATATCGCAGCGGGTCGCATGATTGAAGAGATAGCATCACAAGTTTTATGGGATGAGATATCTAAGAGAGATATTGACAGTGAGTTTCATGCTCGTATGACTATCCGTGATGGATTAGAGTATGGTAAGAACATTCCAATACGTGAGACAATTCAGGAGGAAGATAAAATCACTAGAGAGCTTAAATTACTTGGGGGAGATATGTCTTTCTTGTCTTCAGATGATAGCGACTTCCAATGGATAAACAACTTTGCAGAAGGTAAGATTCAGCTAGGGCTTACAACAGGTAGCGACTACGTAGATAAGCATTGGAGATTTAAAAAGAACTTCACCATTATAAATGGACACTCTAACGTAGGTAAGACAACCTTTTTATTATTCTTATTAGTTACCTCAGCAAGATTACATGGTTGGAAGTGGCTTATATATACTAGTGAAAACCGAACAGCTAGTGTGAAGATTAAGCTAATGCAATTCCTCATGGATGAAGAGGTTAATCGTATGTCCTACGAGGTGCGTAAGATTGCTTTTGAATGGGTTAACGACCACTTTATATTCATAAACAACGATAAGATTCTATCTTACTTTGACTTGATAGTTTATTGTGAGAAGATTAGAAAGCAACAGCACATTGACGGATTCTTTGTTGACCCATACAACTCACTAAGAGTAGACCTTACATCTCAAGCTAAAGGTGTGCACCAATATCACTACGAAGCAGCTTCAGAATTCTTAACTTATGCCACTTCTTCGGATATAGCATTATACTTAAATACCCATGCGGTAACTGAAGCACAAAGACGTAAGGATAGAGATGGATATTCTGCTCCGCCATTTGCTGAGGACACCGAAGGGGGTGGGCTTTTCGTAAATCGTAGCGATGATTTCTTGAGTATACATAGAGTGATTCAGCATGAAGACCCTGCTATACGTAGAACTACTCAGATGCATGTACGTAAGATTAGAGAAACAGAGACAGGATCAAACCCAACTCCAATATATGAACCGCTAACTTTTGAGATGAATTCACCTAGGACATTCTTTAGACCCTCTCAAGGAGGGGCAATGTTTAACCCTATGAATTTCTCTGACATCAAGCAGTCGCAAGTACCGTTTGATTTAACTGAGGGTATAACCCTTGACACATCTTTTTAATGGAGTATACAGAAGTTGAATTAGTATTGCCAAAGCCACCTAGTTTAAATATGATTTATGCAGGGAAGCATTGGGCGGTACGTAAAAAATACAAAGATGATTATAAGAAAGAATGTCAAAAACAGCTTGCGAAGTTGGATGATTTTAAGTGCGATAGTTTTCAGTTTTTCATTACTTACAACAGTAGGATGGATATTGACAATGGTATTCTTGTATCTAAATTTCTAGCAGATACATTAGTGTCCGAGGGTATAGTTACTGATGATAGTCCTAAGTATTACAATAAGGTTGTGATATCATATGACAACACGATTGAAAAAAACACATACATTGTTAAAATTAAATGTTTTGGGTATCGTATCGTTTAGTAATTTTGCATATATTGACGACAAATGGAAAACATTAATCTTTCAGCTCTATATCAACTTGCCTGTGCAAGATCGCAAGATACTCTTGTTGAGCTTTATGAAGACCTACATGATAGTAAGGGATTCCCTAAGCAAGATGATGCTGATTGGATTAAGTCAAGGATTCAAAAAGCAGTAAAAGAAATTAGAACAGAACTTTCTTTAATTAACGCTGCAATTGAGGAAAAATAGTTACATTTGATATTGTTCACATAGGACATTGGTTTGGTTAAGGAAAGGGGGTCGTACGTGGCTCCCTTTTTTATTTCTACTTCTTTGATTCAAGCAACTTCATAACTACCTTGAAACCAACGAATGCTAAACCAATGTATATCGCTAGGTTTTTAACCTTATCAAACAGGTTTTCTTTCTCAATATATATAAGTTTATCATAAGGAACTTCAATAGTCCTAATGATAGTGTCAGAGTCGCATACTGCGTCTATAGTAATCGTGTCGTTGACCTTCACTATCCTTACTCTCAGTCTGTCCTTTACCAGAGTTATAGTATCGTGTTGCTTCATAATCACAGTATCCGTGATAGCCACAGGTGGGCTTACAACCGTATCCATCACAATTAATGTGTCTTTTTCCAGTATTAGCGGGTTCTTTCGCACCGCTGTCTTCAAGTGCCATTGAGCGCTGCAACTCGTCAATAATATAGTCACAGTTAATAGATATGCGTAATGGTGTAATTTTCTTAGACATCTCATTCTCTATTTTTTATCAAAGTCTATATAGGTGATTGTCACTTTCTCATTTTCTTCCAAAGCTTTTGCAACCGAAGGATAAACTCTTTTATAAGCCTGAGTAGACGAACCAACGAAACCATCGCTATTGTCAAAGTTCGCTTGTTGGCTATCACCAAGAAGTAAGCACCCAGCAGTATGTTCATCAGTATTACCAGTGTGAATAAGGATATACTCAAAATTAGGCACATCACGAACCCATAACATTCCTTTG